CGCTGGGCTTTGAAGGCGAACGGGAGATGCGCAGACACTTCGAGACATGGGCACTGGTAGACCCTGTGGGGGCTTCGGAGTTTTATGCGAAGAACCTGCTGCTGTGGGGTGCGGTTTTTGGAGACTACACACCGAGCCCGCACCTTTTCGAGAACAGGGTGACATGTGTGACAGCCGCGGATGTGAAGGAGTTCGACTTTCAAGTGGGCGAGTGGTTCGCCGATGAGTTCTGGGCTTCGGTGAGGAAGTGTGTCCCTGCGGAGGCAGAAGCGAACGTGCCTAAGGCCGGAAACCCGTTCCAAGAGCACATACTGCCACTGGACAAGTTGGCGGATTACAACTCTTTACACGACCGCAAGGGGGTAGAGCTCTCCGGTGACCAAGACCTACTGTTAGCGCGATGCCAGCATCTGGTGGTGCCCAACTTATCCATGCTACTTTCAGGGACGCCTGAAACGTCAAAGGTGGGTAACAGGGCGAACTTCATCGCGAACTCGGTCGCCGCAGAGATCTGTGATACTATATCTCCAGGGTGCGTCATCTTGTACGAGGTGAGAGGTGACGATCAAGTCTCTGCGGTGACGGGGAAGACGACAAAACAAGCCATGGCTCTGGCTGCAGTGTGGTGGATGGTGGTCAACAATTTTTTCTTGCTCGGACCGGATAAGACAAGGGTGTCGTGGGGGAGACGCCGCAACACGGAGTTTCTGAGACTGGACTACAGCGGCGGAGGGGTGCGCGGTTACGCGCTCAGAGCACTGGTGTGGTACTGCGAGAAGAGGCCCCTGTCGGCTGAGAGGATCTCGGTTAAGGGTGATAAAGTCGCTGGGATGTTGCAGCAGGCGATGACCGTGTGCAGGAGGGGCGGCGATGAGAGGCTGATAGAGTTCGCCAATTTCTGCGCGGACCGTGCTGTGGACCGGGGAGCAGCCTACTTCTCGGCCCCGACCGGGACGGGGGGGGTAGGGCTGGGGGTCACGGCGCCGTACGTGGTCGACTTTAGCGCTAAACTGAAGACGAAGATGGTCAACCCAAAGCTGGAATGGGCCGCCACCAAAGTTGCGAAGACGTACGCGGAGTTTTCTTTGACTGCCGATGAAGCTATGGACATTGCTAGAGAGCAGGCCGACGCACTGTCTGCCAGCGCAGAAGGCAAACAGATGTACCAGGCTCGGCGCGAGTCGGTCATGTCGCTGAGTATGCTGAAGGTCGCGAATGTCGAGCTGCCAAGGGCGGAAGAAGTGACGAGTCTGCCAGCGTGGCTGTTCGGGAGTGTGCCGTCGTGTTCGGTGAGGGTGGATCTGGCGAAGAAGGTGGCCAGGCTGCGGGGCACTACAATCAGGAGCGTCATCGAGCCGGAGCTGTTCAACTTGCTGGTTAAAGTCGAGAAGCGACTGAAGCTGCCGAGGAGGTTGAGCAGCGACTGGTTGTCAGGTACGATCCCGGCCAACGTTTCGGTAGCGCACCCTCTGCTTCGCCCTTCAGCGACTGTACTCGCGGCCAAGTTCATCTCAAACACAAGGCCATTTTGGGACTCGCACACCTCTTATTATCACCTGTCTCGCTGCGTTCAACATTTTGAAAGCCAGCTGCAGCGAGACATGGAACCTCTATTGCGTTGGTAGCTAGGCTGGCAGGAACAGGGCTAAAGGTGGGCGGACGCGCCTGCAGACCGCGACAAATGTGGCGGCCCCTCTACAGCACTCGGTTGGCAGCAGGACCGATCATCAACCTGCGGAGTTATGACCTACCCACGATGGGATCAACATCCGGG